TTCAGTCATTTTATAAAATGGGTGTAGATTTTATTTTCAGATTTTGTTATTTAGCAATTCGTTTAAATCCCAAAATTAAAATACTTTAGGAGTTTTATTTTAATTCTCTGCGTTTATTTTCTCAAAATAATATATAATGCCAAAGAGAATCTTTAGGAAAAAGTCTATGCCGAAGGCCAAAAAAGCCCCCGTCCGTCGTCGTCTCAACAGTGTATCTGCTCTCGTCCCGTATATCCCGCCCGCAATGAGAATTGCTAAGGGTGTAAGCCAAATCTATGATGCTTACAGAAAGCCAAAGGTTAGCCCTGCTCAATCTAAAGCTAATTTTCGTAATAGATTAGAAAATAGCGATAATATTACGACTGCTAAAGCGGTCGTGATTGGAAAACAAAGACCTATTGGTTTTCAAGAAAAGGTATCAAGGACGATCCGGCCTCCTTTACTCTTCAAACGCAATTACGGTTTTAGTGCTGAAAGCACAAGTGGTCGTAAGGCAATGTTTTCAATGGATATTAACACGGTTAATAATACTGATTTACAACTTGACCTTACTACTTATAAAGCTTCTTTTTATACTGATACTGGTACTGCTTCAGCAGTCCAACAGGGTAATGGTGCTGGTGATGCTTCTCGTTTTTATGTTGATAAACATGTTGAAAAAATACAGATGGTTAATAGTTCTACTAATTCTCTTTCAGGTAAAGTTCATTTAATCGCTCATAAGCGAGATGTTGCTGGCAGTTATGACGGTGCTTTATTGAACCCTGTTAATATACTAATGTATTATTCTACTACTGCTCCTGGTTCTCAGGTTACTGATGCCGGAGGTTCTCAGACGGTTGGAAACGGCTGGGTATTTACTAATGGTGGAACAGCTTCAGTAAATTATAACGCTTCACACCAAATGCCCGGTTCAAGTATTAACACTTCAGGTGCTTGTGCTTTTATGGACCCTACGTTATCTTTTTCGTCTCCGCACGTAAAAGAGGGTTGGAATTATTGGTTTAGAAAAGTTTCTACTTCTAACTTTTCGTTGAAGCCAGGCCAACAGTTTAATTCTTCATTTATTATGAATGACCTTCCCATTTTTACACGAGAGGAACAGATTTCTTATACTCATCTTGCTGGTATTTCTTATTCTATTGTTGTTGAGTTTCAGAGTGGCATCGTTGGTGATGCTACCGTCACAACTGGTGATAATGTTGTGAGTATCGGAACAGCTCAGCTGTCCGTTATTCGTGAGAGTACGCGAATCCTTGGTATGAAAAATACTTTGCGGTCAAAGGTATTACTTCAGACTGCTCCTCTTGCTACTGTAGCAATTAATCAACAGGTTATTATTAATTCTGACACTGGCGATGCTCAGGTCAGCCAATATATTGATAGTTAAATCATATCCCTGAAAACCGGCGATAGTTCCGGTTTGAATGGGATGGTCGGTTTTAGACCTCGGTTCGGATCACTTGGCGGAGCCTCAATGTAAAATTGTTTAGGGCCCGCAGGGCCTTTTGTATAACCCCAAACTTGTTTGGGGTTATATTACCCGAGAGGAGCGACAAGGAGAGGAATGCCGTAGCCCCGTAGGGGTCGCGACGAGCAGGAGCGAGCATGTATCCTCCGGAGCACCGCATCGGAAATATTACGTCCACCAGGACGTAATATCCCATTATCTTATATATGACTAAAAAACTTTATCGTCGTCATTTTCTTCGTTTTTCTGTGCGTCGTCATCAATTTGAGTTATTACCCATCTATCGCACGAAAGACGCTCTGTTTGTGGTGGTTGGTTAGCAAAAACTATTATATGAGGTGAATTGAATAATTTATATCCACCCTCGTATTTCGGACTGTATATCATACCGTTTTTAATGCTTTCTATTGCTTTATAAGATATATTATTGCCGTTATCTCTTGGCACGTCAATAATCATCGTTCCTAATCTTTCTTCTGGTGCTTCAAAGATTAAGTACATTATGTCGGATTTTTTTCCTTCTTCAAAAAATAAACAGTTTTTTTTCGCAACACAGTATTTCGCAAATTGTGATTTGCCTACACCACCTTTTTCAGACCAATACCAATGAACCTTTCTATCGTCAGGTTCTTCGTCAATTAGTTTTAATATTTCTAATTGCCACCATTTGTCTGGTTTAATTAATTTTAAAGGTTTTGGAATACCTTTGCTCCATTCTCTGCCTGTGCGTGTTTCTTCTTTAGAACAATAATCTACAGCATCATTCCACGACCCTTTTAATTTTTCATAGTGTCCGCGACTTTTTTTGTCCCACACGGTGCTACGCATTTCTTTATTAAAAGAAACACAACCCTGTAAGTGTGGTGTGCCTTCTTCACCCGTTTCTTCTTGGATCCGGTATTTACAGGCGTTATCGTTAAAATATGACAATAGCCCGCCTATTTCATCTTCTGTTGGATTATTCCAAGTAAAGAAGTGTGTTTTACGCTTTGGAACTTGTTTTAGGGAGGGGGTTTGAGTATTACCCCCCTCCCCGCCTAACCCGCCTAAATCCGCCTCGGACGCCTTTTCAGTCATTTTATAAAATGGGTGTAGATTTTATTTTCAGATTTTGTTATTTAGCAATTCGTTTAAATCCCAAAATTAAAATACTTTAGGAGTTTTATTTTAATTCTCTGCGTTTATTTTC